CTTGAGCCTTGAACGTACATAATGGCGAAGGCTTGTTGCCAATTAGCCGTTCCCTTGGTGTATGAGGCTTGTTTAAAGTCCATTAGGTTTCCTACCTCAACCCCATGTAAAACACGCCCTAAACGCCCGCCAGAGGCTTCTGTGTAGGCGCTGCGCCCTGCCCTATGGGTATGTCCTGAGATAACATTCTTGCCATGCCTACGGGCTGCCTCAAGGGCTGAGAGCCCGCCTAGGTTCTTAATAGGAGTATGGTCGCCATGGACTGCAATCCAGTTAGGCGCAATAGCCATAGGGTTCTTATGAAAGGTAATGCCTAGCTCGTCGAACTTCATAAACTTCTCAAAGCGCAGCTCTGGCAAGGATAGGAAAGAGGGTATCTTCTTCATGATGACGTTATACAGGCGGTCAGTATGGTTCGACCTGATGCAGTCGGTTACGCCTAACTCCCATAGGAGATCAACGCAGCGGTCTCGGTCTGCGCCTAGGCTCTGCTCATAGGCTTGAGGTGTGCCTTCTGACCACTTGCTAATAGTCTGGAAGTCAATCTCGTCGCCGATGGTGACAGTCTGGTCTGGCTTAAACTTGGCTAAGAATTTGGCAATGTTACGGGTGACATGCACGTCCTCGAAAGGTACTTGCAGGTCGCTTAAGATAACAATTCGCTTAATCGTCGTCCTCATCTTCGTAAGGGATATTGTCAATGCGATTAGGCAGGTTAGGAATTATCCAGTCAGGAAAGGAATCACGATCTGAAAGTATCCAAAACGCATGAGTCTCTGTGAACCCTGCCTTGCGTAATGATTTGTAATACTCGTTCAACGCAATCGCATAAGCATCTAAAGCGTTGTATGTATCCAAGTCAATGACTGGTCGCTTCTTTGCCATGGCTTTATTATCGGTCTAGAAGTATGTTGTAAATCTCATCGACACGCGTATTGAGTCGCTTAATCTCAGAGAGCAAGTGAGTAATGACGTACCCTGCCAAGCCTCCGATAATGCCAAGGCTGGCAAAGTAAAGGGTGAAGAAGTTCTCCTGTGTCACTTCTTATCTACCGCATCAACCGCAGCTTCTACCGCATCGACTACTACGTCAGCGATTGCCTTCTTTGCACGATAAGACTTAATAGCAGCACGAATAGCAGGAATAGCCATAAGTCCTAGTCCACCGAGAATAATTGCTTCCATTATTTGCCTCCTAGCATTGGGATATTAAAGAACGTGCCGTCTGTGTCGCCTGCTTTAGTAAACGAGACATGGACGTGATGATTATGCTTATTGACCCCATCATAAGGACGCCAAGCCCAAGCCTTCTTAGAGGACGATATCTTTCCGTTGAAGATGACATAAGAGATTCTCTTATCGCCAGCTCTAGCACAGAGTCGAATCTGATCTGCAAGGTCAGGCATGAGGTCGGGCTTGGCTTTACCAGATAAATCCCTGTCAATATCAACCGCTCTGACGATACCCGTTGCATCAGGATTGTGGTCAGAAGGACGTGCCTGATGACGAGTGTCGCCAATCCAGCCGTCTGAGGTGCGATCTCTGTCTGGGAAACTATCATCGACCTGAAGCCTTAACTGTTGCCCTGCTTTGCATAACTTAGGACTCATCGAGGATTACCACATGAGCAGCGTTTGAACACTCCCATTGTTTTTTATCGTTTAAAGTAAGTTCGTCATGCTCACATGAAGCAGGAGCAATAAAAGCATCGTCGATTGGGTCATAGGTATAACCAATTCCTGCATAGTTATAGCGAATACTTCCGTTATAGGAAGTTTTCACCCAAGTACCGCCAAGGTTTTCAATAAGCCATGAATAGCCCTCGTCACCTGCTGGGTCGTTATTATCTCCTACAGTTACGCGAATAACTTTATTAGTCTCGTCTAGTTCAGCCCAATGACTCATACTGCGTACCTCACAATAACAATACCTGAACCGCCGTTACCGCCTTGGCTTGATGCGTTACCACCGCCACCACCACCGCCTGTGTTGGTTGTTCCTGCAAATCCTGCTCCTGCTTGGTTTGCTGCGCCACCACCGCCTGCGCCACCTGTTCCAGATGTTCCAGAAGCATAAGTACCGCCACCGCCACCGCCAGCGTAATAACCGCCTACGCCTGTTGAGGTTGCTGTAGCCCATGAAGAATAAGTATTTGAACCAGCTCCGCCGTTACCGCCACTTGTTGAGTTAGGAGCATTAGAACCTGCTGCTCCTGCACCGCCACCGCCACCAGCTGGATAAGGGTTACCTGTATATCCGCCGTTTGTACCACCTGCATTACCTTGACCAGCAGGAGAAGCCGCACCGCCTGATACAGTCGAAACACTACCTGCGCCATCAGTTGATGCCGCACCACCGCCAGAACCACCAGCTTGACCAGCATTTGGACCAGCCGTACCGCCACCGCCACCGCCACCGCCAGCTGCATCTGTTAAGCCAGTAAACGTTGTTAATCCGCCAGCTGTTCCATAAGTTGTGTTAATTGCAGGAGCAGAACCACCTGCTCCGATAACTACTGTGTAACTGCCTGCTGTCAATGATTGAGAAGCAGAATATAAAAGTCCACCAGCTCCACCGCCACCACCTGAATAAGCGCCACCTGAGCCAGAAGCACCACCAGCAATGCGGAGAACGTCACAAGATAACGTTCCACCAGATACGCCAAGAGTTCCATTACCTGTAAATACTCGGTAATTGTATCCACCTGATGTGTAAAGAGTGCCGCCTGTTACTGTTACGGAAGGAGTAGGAGCAGCACCACCTGAATGTAAGCCAGCAACTACATTAAGCAATTGCGCCCACCACATACCAAGTATCGGTTGCAGTCTTGATGCAGACCGCTGTCTTGTATTGAGCCAAAGTTGGAGAAGCTGCAACCGCACCTGCTGAGAGGACTGTGGTAGTGCCAGAGGTTACCGCTGAGATTGTTACCGCTCCTGCGCCCTTGTTAAGAACTGTAATGGCTGTGCCTACTGGGAACGGTACTGAGGCGTTGGTAGGAATCTTGAAGGCTACTGCTGTTGCCTTGTTCATAGGAACGAGGACTTGGTACTGATCCGCTAGGACTGCGGTGTAGTCCGCTGTCTGGTCTGAACCAACTGTAAAGGCGGTTAGCGAGTTATAGATTGCCGCTGTTAGTACGTCGCCTGTGGTGACTGGAAAGGTTGCCATGTTGCTCCTAGTAGCTCAATGTTGATGTGCCGATTATACCGTAAGTGCTGCTTCCAATGATGAAAGCATCGAGGATAGGCTCAAGAGTTGTGATTGAGACTGTCATCTTGTTTGGGGTTATATCCCATGCAAAGCCTTGTGCTTGCAGGGTTTTCACAATCGTAGAACCTTCTTGGGTCACGTTTGTAATCTTGAGGTTGTCGAAGTAGTCCAAGCCAATCATTGTGTCGGTTGGTACTGCTGGGTCTAGCAAGTCCACAGTCATCTCGTCAATGCGGATTGTGGTCTCTTTGCGAGTGTTCACATAGTTGCCAGCAATGCCAGCGACGATGGTGTCAGTCTCAGCAATGAGGTTCTCTTGAGTCAAGCCATGAGGAAAGTATTTATCGATAGAGGACTGGCTGTAAACGTTCTGGGCTGTACCGCCTACGCGGTTGAACTTCACGTCGTTAATGATGAGTTTGTCATCGAAGGCGTACTTGACTGAGCGGTAAGGGATACCTGTTGTTTGGTTGAACTCTGTTGGAGTAGCGGCAAGGGTTGAAGCTACTTGGCTACGAGACTTAAAGATTGCTGTGCCGTCTGGTGACATGTAGAACGCGCCAAGTCCTTCTGAGAACTCTGCGTTCTTGACTGCTTCTAAAGTGGTGCGGATAGTTGCAGGATCAGCAACGCAGGTGGTTACACCTGTTGCAATGGTGCGCATAGAGGCTGGCCATTGGACATCATCGAGAATCTTGCCAATGCGTGTGCCAGTTGTTTGCCCTGCTGGAGTATCTGCAATAGTTCCCACGTTAGCCATTTGCAAGAGGCGGAATCCGTCTGTGCAGAGAATATCGACGTACGCGGTTTCTTGACCTACAGGGAAGTAATACCTGTAGTCATTCACATAACCGCTAAAAAGGAAGTGCGTTGCTGTTGAAGTAGTTGCAGAGACACGGAGCTTACGCAAAGGCACTAGATAGCCGTAGTAGGGCGATGAAGGGTTCTGTGGGTTGAAGTAACCCAATGGGTCTAGGACTCTCACAATGGCTGTTCCAGCCTCGTAGGTGTCCTTCATGATGTTGCGACCACGACGGATTGAAATTGAATACACATTAGGCGTAAGATCAACTGTAGGAATAACTACATCAGATGAGCCGAAGCGGTTTACGCCAATCACGCCGTTATCAGGTGAACCAATGACGAACCCTGCTCCGAATGTTGCGCCAGAGCTAAAGTCGAACGAGACTGCTATTTGTGCAGGTAGGCTCACTCAAACCCACCTGTGCGACGATTGACGTAGGTCTGGTTTCCAGATGAAAGGCTCTGCTGCATGAGGTTCTTAGCGATTGTGTTGGTTAAATCTCCATCACCTGTAATCTTTAACTCGACCACCACGTTATTAGCGTTAGGGTTGTAGTTTAGACCAGTCTTTGTGTTATATGAAATTGTCCCATCAGAAGGCATAGGTGGCACGTTAGTGCTTGGCGGAGTGACTGGTGGGACAACTGTCGATCCTGTGCTTGGCGCGGAAGGGGAAGGATTGCCTGTAAGTATTGCCGCTGCTTTATTAGCAAGGTAAGACAAATACGCGTCGAGATACTCAAACGGGTTCTTAGCATTAGGTAAAGCAGATAAGAATTTAGCAAGATTGCCTGACGCATCTTGAGCAGCAAGAATCTGGTTGGTTAGCTTTGTCGCTAACGCCTCGTTGCCGTTGAGCAAGGCAAGTTGAGCCTGTACGCGCAGTTCTTCATCTTTGGATAACTTACCCTTGAGTGCAGCTACCAACTGAATCTGCTCTAGGTCAAAGACTGTGCCAGCCTTCTTGAGTGCGGCTTGCTTCTTCTGCTCTGCTGTAAGTGCCTTTTGAGATGTAATCTGCTTCTTAGTAAGTGATGCTAATTCTTTAGCGCGCTTGGCTGCTGCTGCTTCTGCGTCGCGCTGTTGCTTGGTTCGTGCATAGACTCCAGCAGGTGAGGCTGATCGTGCGCTTTTGCCTTTGGCTGCGTTGTAGGCTTCCATGCTTGCAACGCCTTGAACAATCTTGCCGTCTGCTCCTGTAATGCCACCGAATGAAGTCAGGAAGTCAAGACCCTTGTATAACTTTACGACTGCGCCTACGGCTGTGCCTGCTGCGCTTGTAATCTTGTTGATTCCCTTAGCAATGTTGTCAATGGCTTGAACTGCTGAGGCTGTATCAGAACCGCCGCCCAACTTGGCGAAGGCATCGACTAGCCCTGCTCCGATTGTTTCCTTTGCGTTTTGACCTGCGAGGGTAAGAGCATCGAGCTTGAATGATGTTGTCTGCAAATAAGCCTGAGCAGAGCCAGCAGACTTGGCAAGGATAACTCCGAGAATTTCATTGAATGATTTGGTTTGAAGCTCTGCTCTAGTAAGACCTGTGTTGTATTTGATAAGTCCGCGAGTAACTCCAACGTAACCCTTGTTTAAGTCCTCGACTACTGTGGCAAGTCCTACCCCACTTGCGCGGCTGATTTGGATTGCATTGTTAAGAAGTTCTTGAGACTTGGTAAGTGATCCAGTAGTTGTGAGCAATGACTGGAAGGCTGGACGTAGCACGTCATCTGCGATAGATGCAGACTTCTCAAGGTTGCCAATAAAGGTTTCAACGTCTGCCTTAAAGAATGAAAGTCCAAGGTTATCTACTGCCGTTGCTAGTCGCTTAGCTGCTGCTTCATCTTCTGCGAAAGCCTTAACCGCTGCCTTGCCGTAGGCGACCATAGCGGTTGCGCCTAGGGTTAAGCCAAGTGTGCGACCAAGGTTCTTTACTGTCTTGTCTAACTTCTTAACTGACTTGTCAGCCTTGTTAATACCTGTAGCGTCCAGAGTGGTCGCAATTTGTATGGCTAGGTCTGTATTTGCCATTAGTCTTTACTCCTTGCTCTGAAAGTTTTGTTTCCTGCGCCTTTAGTTAATAGCACTACTTTGTTGTTAGAAGATTCAATTGCTTTGACAACCGCTGCGGTGGTTCTTCCCTGATCCTCAGCCCATGCTCTAAACAATAGGCGACCCTTGGTTTTACGAGTTCTGCGCCCTGGAGTGTTAGATTGCTGAGAATCGACCAAAGGTGGCAATGCGTTAATAAATTGGCGTCCCGCGTTAGGGTTCCATGAGCGATTGTTTTCTTTACCAACCGAGCGAGTTCCAGTTGTCTTGACTCCACCTGGGTAGTAATTGTAACTACCGCCGCCAACTGGCTGACCTTGTGGGTTCTTGCGTCCTGCTGTCTCGTAGATAGCACCAGCGGCTGAAGCATTAAAGATTCGAGCAAGACTTCTAAAGCCTCGCTTATTAGGCTTGCCAGGTGTTGTTGAAAATCCTAAGCCTTTTTTCATAATGCCAGCATTGAAGGCACGATATTCCCACTCACCCACAGGGTTAGCCCACCCACTCAAAGGAGATTCAGCAGGCACGAATCCCTTAGCGCGATTGACTACCTTGCGCAAATGTCCAGCAATTTCCTTCTGGGTTTCCTTGGCTAAATCAGGCGCATAGTTCTTCAATGCTTTACGAAGTGCGACCGCGTTTTGCAGCTCTACTGGCATCGCTTCGCTCCTTCGCTATGTCCTTGAGGACTTCTACATGTGCTTTAAAAGCCATTGCAGGAAGTTCTACAATGGTGTTGAAGGGAACTCCATACTCGTAACTCAAGCGAGCTGCGAGATAGGTGAGGGAGTTCCGATCTACCCTAAAGGGTCAGACTCTAAGACCTCAACTGACTTGAGAGTCTCAAGGAATCCTTCCCCGAAAGGCTTGACTGTTTCACCCGAACGTCTAATTGCTTCCCAGCACAGCCAGTACACGTCTGACTGCTTCTGATCTTCGATAAGAGCTTTGTGAAAGCCCTTCTTGGCGTATTGCTCGAAGGCGTACTCAATCAACGGAGTAATCTCGTACTCTGTTACTGAGTTATCAGCCCTTGTTACCTTTAGCTTTGCCATTGTTAGCCCCTTAGTTAGTTATTTAGAATGTGCCTGTTGTTGCAACTGCTACAGTACCAGAGACGTTAAATGTGATGCTCTGAGTTGAGAGATCACCTGTTGCGCCGTTAATATCTGTTGTGTTGTTGATAAGGCATGTTGCTGTGTAAAGAGGGTTGGTCGCTGAGACCGCTGTTCCCTTTGCCTGTAGCAATACGATAGGGACGTTAGTTCCCCATGCTGCCTGAAGTGTTGCCAATACGTTTGCTGTTGCTGTGTCGTTCAAGAAGTCGATTGTGATAGAAGATGCTTCTAGTCCCTTGACAAACTTGTGACCTGAATCACCCATCGCTGTTACTTCGAGTTCATCGAAAGAGCGGTTAAGTGTTACTGATGTGACGTGGTCGCTAAGATCAACTGAGTTCACCTTCACGCCTACGTTGTTGCTCATGAATACTGCCATTTAGGTTATTCCTCGTCTTTCTTAGTTGTTGGTTTTGGTGCCTGTGCTGCTGGTGGAAGCTGACCAATCTTGATTAGAAAGTCGGCTTGCTCCTTTGTCCAATCGTCCATCGATTAGCTCCATTCCGTTAGGGTACTGATTGCAATGTCGCAAGTCAGTAAATCTCCAGAAGCGATTGACAACACGCTAGGCGCGCTGACGCTTCCTACTTTGAAAACAATGCTGGACGCTTCAAGGAGCGAAAAGACCCGAACTACGTCGGCTTCTATGCCAGCAAGGTTGCCCTCATTGTCAAGCAATGGGACAAGGATAGAAATCTTAAAGTTAGCCATTGGGCTGATGCTTGTGTAATCGTTATTGGTTGGCTCGATGTATGGATCAGCGGGAGTGACAATAACGCTATTAGCAATAGGTGTAGCAGGTGGAAAAGAGAATACTGAATACTTTGAATTGTCAGTAAGAGCCGAAGCAATGCTAGAGCGAAGTGTGGTTATCGCTGTCATTAGCCCACCATAGAACGAGGGTCAAGATAAGGTGCAAGAAGTCCACGAACGCGAGCCATGAGAGTGTTACCCATTTTATAGGGCGATGGAGTGTAGCCGTCGATAGATACGCCACCAGATGAAGGAGCTTGACGGCTCTGCCAGATGTCGATTGAAATCATAAGGCTTGCTTCTTGGATTGCTGGAATTGTTGATGGATCAAGATAAGTTTCAGCGGCTACCATGCCGTACGGATTGACTGGGTGAAACACAGTCGCGGTGTTGTTGTTGCCTGAGATGGCGTAGGTAATTGAATACTCGCCTACCTCTGTAATGGTCTTAGAACCGTTGTGCTTTGAGCCAGAGCCTGAAATAACTACGGACTGACCGACGTAGAAAGTCTTTTGGACATACTCGTCAAAGTAAGAAGTACCTGTTGTGGTTGTGTTGCTATGCCCGACAATCGGAGTTGTATTAGCCCAGATAAATGAAAGTAGCACATTGTCAGCAGCATCGCAGACTTCTTGCAAGGTGGCATCAGCGTAGAGAGTGCCTACGCCTAGTGCTGTGCGAAGTTCTGCAACTGTTGTGAGAGACATGCTATTCCTTTCTAAAGACTAGAGGGAGCTGCAAGGGCTCTGGCAGCCCCCTCTAGCGACTTAGGTTCGCTTACGCGAGGTTGAAGCGACGAACGCCTGCGCCACCCTTGAGGACAGCGATTGCTAGGTATCCGTAGAGTGCGATTTCGATTTCGCCTGTTGTAAGGACGTTGAGGCGAAGCTGTGTTGTTGGTGACTCATAGACATAAACTGATTCTGGAGCAACCAAGAACGCTGACTCATCAACGATTCCTGAGACTGAGATGTTGTGATCCACGATAAGTGAAGTACCGAGGACGTTACCCACTACAGAAGTTGGGACAGTTGCGCCTGAAGCGTTCATTGTCTGACCCTGTGCTGAGTAAAGTGGACGTGCTGCGCCATCAACGTAACCGTTGATTGCTGCCCACTGGTCTGTTGAAGCAACGAGCTTGTTAGCAAAGTTGCCGCCTGTGTTCTTGTAAGCCGCTGCTGATTCTACAGAGATGAAGCTCTGGAGTCCTGCTGCTGTTGCTGCAACTCCTGTTGCCTGTGTGCCTGAAGCTGTGAACGCTGCGATAAGCGCTGCATCTGTTGACTTCTCGTATGCCTTGCGAAGTTCTGTCATAAGGAGATCCATGAACGCTGGTGAAGAACGGTCAATGAGTTCCCATGAAACTACGTTACGACCAGCAAACTTATTGACGTTGATTGTGTCGTAAGTTGAAGTCATGCCTGTTGTTGAGATTGTCTGAGCTTCGTCAGCATCTGCAACAGTTGGAGCTGTTCCCAACTTAGGAATTGTGAATGACATTCCTGATGCTGGAAGTGCCTGACGTGTTACCGCCTCAAACGCTGGACGACCTGTGAATGTTGTTGTCACAAACTCGTTCATGTGCTGTGGGAGTGTAAGTCCTGTGTTTGTTGAAGTTGTATCATCTGCTGCAAGGACTGTGCGACGAGCGTTGTCGTCTCCCATTGCTGCCTTGATAGATGCTTCTAGGTACTGAGATGATGTGATTGGCGCAACGCGCTCTTTCACTTGGAGATTCGCTACAACTGTTGGGCGAGCCGCTTCGACTGCTGCTGCTTCAACTGCTGGAGCTTCTACCGCTGTGGTTGATTCTTCCACTTGTGGCTCGCTTTCTGGTTGGGTTTCTTCTGCTGGGATAACTTCCTCAGCAGCGATCTCAAGCACCTGAGCAGACTTGAAGGCTGGCTCTGTTACTAGAGAAACTTCTTTTAGCTTTGCAGCTGTGACGACAATGTGACCGTCGCGTGAAGGCTGTGATGCAATAACTTCTGCACCAACTGAAAGACCTGATACAAGTCCTTCCTGCGCCTGAATAAGTGCGTCGTTGCCTGCTGTTGAGCGACTCAATTTAAAGGTCGCGTAAATTCCATCGCCTTGGCGAACTTCTGCCGAAATCATGCGCCCAATCGGTTTCTTTACGTCATGTTGCGATAGGAGACGAATCTTAGAGATGTCTGTAACGTCGATTGAGTTAGCCGCAAACACGACTCCACCCATATTAGTTGAACCGACTTCGCCAGTTCCCATCGGCACAATCTTGCCTGAGATTTCACGACGTTCTTCGCTGCACTCGATTGAGGCTGCTTCGATGATGAGTTCTTTCATTAACTGATTCCTTCGCTTCCGTTGGGAGTTAAGTCTGTCATTGCCATTGCTTGCTCAGTTGTAATAAGACCAAGGCTTAGGAGCTTCTCAAGTACCTGAATCTCAACTAGCGGATCTTGCTTGAGGAAGGTATCTCCAACGCAGAACTTAACTTCGTGTCCTGCTGTTGAAATATCGTCCATAGATAGACGTGCCTGAATAGCCTGAATGTAAGGCTCAATAGACAGCGCGTAGAATTGCTTGCGCTCGTCTTGGACGTTGGCATAAGTCATAGTCGTATTCTGATCTGCTGACAAGTAATAGGCAGGGACGTTCATTGCGCGAGCAATCTGTGTAGATAGGTTCTGGACTGCCTCGTTATACATCATGTCTTTTGGACTGAATGAAACAGGGTTATAGTCAAGAGTAGAAGTTAAATATGCTGTGGAGTTATTTTGACGGGCGCGCTTCCATGCAGCGATGAGACCTTGGACTTCATTAGGCGGAAGGTCTGCTCCAGAGTTCTTTAAGAATCCTGCTGGCTGTGGGTTTGCTGAGTTTGTTGCTGCCGCACGATCTACGTCGATAGCAGCTTGGATAGTACGACCTGCGCGGTCTAGCACTCCCTCATCGAATCCCTGAATGGTTACAATGTCGTTCATATCTACAGGAGAAGCATCGACGTAATACTGAGTTACATGAATGCCATAAAGGTCAGTAGTGAAAGTAACGCGAGTGTTAGCCACCCACTCGAAAGAAGCTGGGCGACCATCTTCTGCATAACGATCCGTAACTAGGAGATAGGAGACTCCGTAGAATAGAAGTGAATCTACAATCCATGAGATTGTGATAAAGGAAGGCTGAGATTTAGAGAGTTGCTTAATCCAGCGAGGTGGCGCGATAACTTCGCCAGTTGAAGTCTTGTAATACTCAAGCGGGATAGATGCAACGGTTCCGCAGATAAGATTACGGGCGCGGGCTACTGAAGGAACGCTCATCGCATCATGGCGAGAGACTCGGGGAATAATCGCGTTGTAAAGTGCTGGAAGATTTTCACCCATTACCTGCGGTGCGTACTGCGCTTCGATTACTTGTGGCTTACGCGAGAAGAGACCCATAGAGGGCAATTATACACTACTCCGAGTAAATCATAGCAGTTTGCTGAGGTTTGTAAAGAACGTGTACAACCATCGCTGTAGCAATCGCCCCTGATACATCTCCTGCCGATTTACGTTTCACAATGCGCCATGACGAGTCATTAGTCTTAGCTGCGCAGTTATTCATCTGCTGAATCCAGTTCTCTTGCCCCGAGTGAACAAGACGATGGCTGTTGAGCGCATCATTGAGATCAGTACACGCCTGATAAAAGGCAGCTCCAGATATATCTTGAACTACCTGACCAGCATTAGCCAATCTATCGGCTATGGATTGTGAGGTGTATTTATCGAAGCAGATTTGTCTAGGTCGGTAGTTATCCGCCCAGCCCTTAATATCTGCCGCAATTTTAAGATCATCGACTGAGACTTGGCTTTCCCAAGTTTGGAGTATCCCAATTCCAATTCGACCATCTGGCAGTATTTGACCAGCCACGAGGCTCGCATTGCGCCGAGATGGACTGACATCAAATGCAAAGACTGTATAGCCACCCACAGGAATCGTGAGTGTTGAGTCGCTCGTATCTTCAAGAACTCCATGAGCCCAAGGAGACGAAAGGCTATCAATCCATTGGCATAGCAACTCAGTTCGAGTATTTTCAATCGGGCTAGTAGCAACTGCTTCTTCAAGGGCTTCCTCCGTAATCGTGTAACCGAGCGCAGGGTTCGCCTGAGCCCATGCGTGACGGTCAGTAATCTTTGCGTATTGAGGTGCTGAGTATTCGTAGAACCCGAATGATTTCGGAGGGTTCTCTAGGGCTCTTTCACGCATGCCATTAAGAACTAGGCTGAAAGCGTCTCCTGCATTACTGGTAAGAAGTGTCGTAGCCGCTGGACGCGCTCGAGTTGTAGGAATAGCCGCTCGGTATCCTTCTTCATTGATTTCTCTGAGTTCGTCGATGTAGAGGAAGTCCGCAGTTCTTCCGCGAGATCCATCTCTAGTTGCCGCAACAACGTCCAACCTTGTTCCGTCCAACATTTCAATAGATTCTGTACCGTTGGCATACCTGATTTGCTTGACGAATCCCTTGAGGTGGTCATTGTTCTCCAATATTTGAGCGACTTGTCGAAAGGTGTCCAAAGCCATTGAGCGGTTCGAGGACATGATAAGGACGTTCTTACTATCCCATTTTAGAAGGTGGGCGAGGATAAGCATGCGAGCTAGGTGAGTTTTGCCATTTTGCCGAGCGATTAGAAGTAGCGAGGTCTTGCGAATGAACTGACCCTGTTTATCAACTGTGAGCATGTCTTTCAGAACGTACTCCTGCCATGGCAATAGCGGCATGCCGATAATCTCGCATAGGTCTTTGACATCTTGGAGCTTAGTCGTGCCCTTGAGAGGTATCGACTGGAGTCTTGGTTTAGTTGCCCCTCGAAGGGCTTTGGATCGTTTGGCTGCCATCGGGTTAGTTCTGGACTGGTCTGGCGGTAAATGGACTGTCTTGGTGGACTTTGGACTGTGTCGGAGAGGGATAGGCAGAAAAATCAGGGGGGGTACGCATGCGCTCTAAAAAAACGCCCTGTGAGCGTGAACCCTTGCTTGAGTTGCATGGCTTACAAGCTGTCACCATGTTCTCAATATCTATAGCCAACTCAGGTGCAACGCTGATTGGAATGATGTGGTCTATTGTCATGTCCTTATTTTCTGCACCACAGTAGAAGCATACATAACCATCACGAGCCAAGGCTTTGAGTCTTACCTCTTTGTACTTCCTTGAGAGTCTAGGGTCATTGCGCTTACTGCTCATTGCCAACCCTTAACTCTTAGATGATGTAGTGCCTTACAATAGTTAGGTTCATCATACTGTGTAGTTCCATATCTATGCTGCACATACTTCCAATAGAAGTAGAACTGATAGTCATAAGGACTATCTATAAGTAACCTATTGCGTATCTGGTAGTAGCCATAGTGTGATCCATTAACTGCATCAATGCGGTTACTACTCTCTCGATGAACTATCTCTGAATGACAATCATATTGCTTATCTGTTAATTGATAATCAGCTAATGAATGTAAGTCATGATAAGCATCTATTGAGCCTGTTCCTACTGCAGTAGACTGCATAGACATAGCTATCCCAATAACGATGGCTACCGAGCGAGCTATCCGCGTAGCGGCTCGCTCTGAGCCCTTGAAGGCTCTAGCCGTTAGAGTACCAGCCATGTCAAGCATGTGGATAACATGGGCGTGTCGTAAGCGTGTTCGCATGTTTTGTACCCTACTTATCCACAGGTGTTAATAACTCTAGTGCTAACTCAGCCTGTTGTGGGACTACTCCATTGCCAAGCATTTTGAGTTGCTGCGCTCTGGATAATCCAGTATCAGTAACCCAACCCACAGGCAAGCCCATCATATATTCGACGAATAAGGCGCTTAGTTTTCCGTCTCGATCCAATGCAGACGGCGGGGTTTGCAGCTGCATCTCACGTCGTGAAGTAAATCTGCGCCCCAGTTTCGACACTTGCCAGTTGTGTGACCGATGTTTGTTGTAGGTGTCGCTAATAGTCTCGCCCAAGCTACTAAGCTCAGATTGTGGTTGCCCTTGATTCCTGATCTCATTGCTTGAGTCTTGTCCCAATGGCTGTCTGATGCTGTTGGTGTTGGTAGGTTGAGCGACGATAAAGACACGCTCTCTGCGGTGTGGAGCTCCTGCATGGGAAGCTCGTACAGTATGCCATCTTGCGTCATACCCGATGCTGGTAAGCCATGCGAGAACTTCTTTAAGTCCGAGGCTGAGATGTCCTCTGACGTTCTCCAAGATGACGTATCTTGGTCGTAAGATGCTAATTGCTTCTGCGATATATGGGAAGATGTGTCTTTCATCATTTAAGCCCTTTCGTTCTCCTGCATGGCTGAATGGCTGACAAGGATAGCCAGCTGTAATTATGTCTATTTCAGGCATTGAAGCCCAGTCAATCTCTTTGATGTTGCCATAATTGGGAATGTTAAATCGTTGTTTAATTACTTGGCTTGCATACTTGTCGAACTCTGCACACCAGATAGTCTCTGCGTTAAAGTGAGCCTCAACCGCTAGGTCAAGCCCTCCATAACCTGTGCATAGGCTACCTATCCGTAGAGTAGAAGCCGCTTCCTTTGAAATGTACTGAGACACTAGAGTAAACCTTTCGCATGAGTTCATTGCAGAAGGGACATTCAATCCCGTCCTGAACCTTGGATATGGATAGTTCTTTCTCTATGCGGGCATCAGCCTCGCACAGTTCATTGTCACATTGGAATTCGTATATAGGCATTACTTACACGTCCTGCATGGCACATTGACCAACTTCCACGATCCGCATTGTGCGCATCTCTCAGGCTCAAGTTTATCAGAATCGGCTTGTATTTCCCCGTAAAGGGGTAAGAGTAGTTGCACCAAGTCACCAAATCGCATGAAAGCAAGATACTCGGAAGCATCCTCACCCTGTCCGTTCATACGACACACCACGAAAGGAAGGCACTTACCATCCGCCCGCTTGGTTGCTTGGCGCAACCACTCCAATGGCTGGAACGCCGATCTAGCCTTAACCTCAACGTCGAACGGGACGTTGGTTATATCTTTTCCAGCCCCTCGACCTACGCCAGCGCTTCTCCACCATTGCGAGAGATAGGCTGCAACCACTCGCTCAGTACGCAAGCCTCGGTCTTTTCTGTGACGTGTCATGCACGTCCAGCAGAGTTAATAACGCCACACTTGCAAGTCCATGACTGCTTCATGTAACGCTCTTTGATCTGTGCAATGGTTGGGTGTTCATTGCAACTGTCACAGATGATAGCCCAGCCCATATCTTGAAGGATTTGTGCGCTAGCTCGGATATGAGCCATCGCTTCTTCGTCTGGGAATTCTTCCCATTCGTTATCTTGATTCTGAAAGTATAGTTTTCCCATTAGTTAGCCCTCGGCTTCCATGTGCCATCATCTGCAATGCTGTACCAGATTGGGTCGCAGTAGTTAGACGTACCGTGTGGTGGGTTGCATTTCCACATTCCCCAAGGCTTACCCGCTTTGCTTGTTCCAGTCTTCCAGACACGCGCACCATGGCTGCATGATTCCTCGGGAGCTGTGCCACCAAGGACAGCCTTCACCGTCTCGACTGCTTGCTCCATAGTCTGAACTGGTACTGCTTCCCACGTTGTCCATGGATCATCTGCCTTTGCTACTGGGACGTATTCCTTTGATGTGTCAGCCATCTTAGCCTTTACTTCTGCAATGCTAGTCTTTACTTCAGCAGCTTTAGCCACTTTGCCCATTTCTTCGCGTGAAGCGCGCTTTCCCTTCGTCGCATATCCTGCGTTAGCCAACGCTCTGCCAATAGCTGAAGTCTCACAATTTTCCAAGGCACTCGTAGCATTAACTCCGCGACCCTGAACTGTTTCTTCCGCCAAGCCAGTTGTCCAAGGGCGAAGATCCGCCTCTGTGCGATAGATAGAAGCCTCAACAATAAAACGGCTGGCACTTGCTTCAACCACTTTAGTATGAATTTGACCATCTGGGTGATCCTTCCAATACTTGATAAGGCGTTCTTCTACTGTCTCGTAATCATCTAGATTAAACATAAAGGTCATTCTCCTCGGTGTGTAGTTGTCCAGCTATTGCAAAATACGCTGCTCCGTCGATGTAATTGTCTGGCTTAGCAGTCTCCATGCTTCTTGCGACTTTGACCAATGCCAAACACATCGCCACCTGATAATCAGTAATGGGCATTTCGAGGTATGCGCTCCAGAGTGAGGCTGTCCTTTGCATATTGTCGCTAGGGTGACCGTAATCAAGTCCTCGGTCTTGGATAGTAGCTCGCGCTTCGTTGAGGTAGTCACGTGCGTTCATCGCCCAACCTTTTGATTCTGCGCCAACTGTTCATAGTGACGACGTACTGCAATACGCCCTTCAATATAACCAGCGCGCTTGCCTTCTTTGTAAAATATAATCCCAATCAGTAAATGACTCCCTGCTAGGATCAACTGTAATACTGTCATTTGAGCCCTTTCCCGTAAGCAACCTGCCTACAAGAAGAACTTTAAACCATACGGGCTAAACAACCACCCAATTTAGATAACGAAACGATAACGATTTCATCGATTGATTCGTCTCCGAAGTCTGGTCTAGCGAACCCTTCCATAGACCTTGCCCTGCACGATGAACGTGCCGTTCTTCTCAATGTTGATAATGTCCACTTGCACGCTTGAGCCTTGAACGTACATAATGGCGAAGGCTTGTTGCCAATTAGCCGTTCCCTTGGTGTATGAGGCTTGTTTAAAGTCCATTAGGTTTCCTACCTCAACCCCATGTAAAACACGCCCTAAACGCC